CCCACGTGGACCAGTTACGGCTTGCCCAGTGAACCGAGAGAATTATCATGGATCGTCTCAATCCAAAAATCATAGCCTTCCAAGAAGCCGAGGACCTTAAATGGTTCGCAAGACTCACGTCTAAGGCCTTCAAGTTAGACTTTGCGCCCACCCCCGAAGTACTCGATGCTGCACACATTATGTATGCACCACTTCGTATTGCTCCAGGGGATGGTCTTCCAACGGATCATCCGTTAGCGGCTATCCATCAGCGTATCGCGCAGAGTGAAGCATACACTTTCGCTAAGTCGCACCAACCGATCATTGAAATTGGTCCAAACGCTACCAACTTCATGAAAATCGGCGCCAACAACAACAAGACCCATGGTTGCACTAAATATTGTGCTAGAGACCAAGCCAGACACTACATCGCGGCTGATTCTGCCACCGTTCGCGGCTGCAGAGACCAGGGTTACACAAAAAGCGTGCTTCGATTGGCTAATCGAATCCCGGACGCGAAATTTTGCGTCGATGGATGGGAGAACTGTAGCTACCAGGCAAACAACGCCATCGCCGTTCATTCACTCTATGACGTATCCTTAGATGCCCTCGCTCAAGGTATGTTCAATCACGGCTGTCACCGAATCCAAGCATGGATGCATTTCCCGATCGAAGCGCTCGAAGTGAATGAGTGGACTTCCAACACCAACATGTATCACTTCAAGGTGACCAACAACAGCGAGGAGAAAATCGGATGCTGCAGCAAGAAGAGTGGGAAGAGGACAATCCACTTCACTTTTCTCAATGATGCATCCTTCGGGTATCAACACGACTACGACACCTGGATGAATTATCTCAAGATTGGAGCAATCGACACACCATACGGATTTGCTCTCTTGATCGAGAAACAACGTCATAACGGAAGTCAATGGAAAATCAACATCTCACGCACCACCGTTGGGGGTCAGTTTTATTACAAGATCCCGACCGCACTTCGACATGTTTGCCAAGTTCCCGATTTCGAGAAGATGGCTGAGAATGCGATGTGCAAATTCCAGGACGTCCAATACATCAACGCAGACATGGAGAAGGTTAAGAAAATCTATTTCTTCATTCATGCCCGCACAGATGGCGGCGCCACGCTCACAACGACTAAAGCATTCGCTCGCACCCTCATCAATGAGGTGTGGTTCGACAAGACTATTGTTGAACACAAGTGGCACGTCAGTTTTGACGAATTCAGCAAGATATGCATCGCAGTCTTGCTCATGTGTATCCTTCAACGGAAGAAAGAGAATAAGATCTGCAATTTATCGTTCGAGGAAATGGCCAAGCTGGACAAATCTGAAGGTTGGTTCACCCGATTCTTCTCCGGCATGGTCGAGGATTTCGAAGAGTTCTTTGATGGTCTCTTTGAAGACACCACCCGTGATAGTGAAGGTAAGAAAATTCACAAGTGCCATAAGAAGAAAGCAACAGCACTCCTCCACGGTAAAACACGAAACGTCATGGCCCGATCCGCACTAAAATTCTACATGGATATTGCGGTTGAAAACAGGGTCAAGGATTATGAATACACCGACGAGATTGTCATTGAACCGTGCGAACCAGTTGTGCACACTCCTTGCTTCGAGGACGTCGTCAAGACCAATGAAAACGACCTCGCTATCGAAGAACGCGCAATCAAATTGAGCGAAACGCAAGAAAATACAGGATCAACCAATGTCGCAGCATGGACCACAGAATTTGGTATGAACGCAAAAGGAACCAGGATGCCAAATGAGAAGCTCGAACAATACGATCCCGCAGAACAACACCTCACGCTCATACGTGAACTCAAGCAACAACTTGAATCCTCGGGTGACGACAAGAAAGCTCTCAAGATCGTCCTTGAAAACGCCCTTCAGGTTTATAAGACCCGCACCCCCAGCAAACTCCATCTCGAGAACATGGCGGTGTTAAAAGGCGTGCCCGGATCCGGTAAGACCCACACGATCGTCAACAAGTATATCCCGAAGTACATGACGACCAATCCGACTCATAAGATTCTAGTTATTGTGCCACTCAACAGCATGGTACAAGACTATGTTTCTAAGATCCCAGCAGCCTACGCAACAGACGTGAGAGTCATGACCTTTCATAAGGCCATAGCGATACTGAAGAAGAACGGACTTGATGCGGACTTCGTCATCATCGACGAAGCGTTCCTACTCCCGATTGCTGCCATTAATTTCATCGCATCCGAGAGGAAAGTGCTTATGCTAGGGGATCCGTGCCAAATCAATCATGTTGATTTCGGGGAGAACTGGATAGGATGCATAAGACTCAAAGACATAGTGGAACACATACCGTACGTCGAAATGAAGATCACTAGAAGGTGTCCTGTCGACGTCCTCGCGTTGCCAATAATCAAAACCGCGTATCCCGGTATGACGACCTCATCCAAGGTGCAGAGTTCCATCCAACAAATGCACCCTGGTTTCACCCACAACACGGCGCGCGTGCTCACATTCACCAACGAAGTTGCAGACATGCTCTCCGAGGAAGGAGCGACAACCGTCCACCGCGTCCAAGGCAAGACTTTCTCCCTTGTGATTTTACATTACACCGGGAGCCCAGGCGAGAAGAAACTGCTCAATGAGAGTCCAGAACACCTCGTCGTTGCGCTCACCCGCCACGACAACACACTCTTTATTCGAGATACCTCAGCCGATAAGAGCCTCATTACCTACATGAACGACAGCTTTCCTCTAACCACCTACTCAGAGAAAGCGAATGTGGCCGTAGACGCAATGGACATCAAAACACCAGAGAGCAAGAAAGTGGAAGAACCTTTCATGGAAATCACCGTCCCACTGAATGACGACGCAGCTTATCCCATTTGCCACGCTGACGAAGCGATGGTTGAATCCATACTCCACAAGATATATCCAGTCAGACCGATGGCGGAATATCAGAGCGTGATGACCGGTCAACTCAAACCCGGTGAAGACGCAAGCGGAAAATTGCGCCTGGACAATATCACGAAGGACGAACAATTCGAGAGTAAGAAACACACCGTCCATAGATTCATAGCTGGGCAACGCGTCAAGATCACTCGACCTTCTGACCAACGCATGGCTTGCCAAACAATGATCGCCCGCCTCACTAAGAAAACCAAGAACCTTGGTGATCATCCAGCAAAGAAGGAGGCGAAACGACTATTCGAACCGATCAGGCAAGAGTTCAATTTCAATGTCACGCAATCAGACAGAGACACGTGCTTCCTTGAGGCTGTCGAGAAATTCCAAGAAAGGGGTCATGATCTAGGAAAACTCATCGACGCTGACGGCTGGACTGACCGGAACATCAACATAGTCAAGAATCATCTTAAAGGCCAAATGAAACCCTACACCGATTCAGACCCACTCAGCAAGGACAAAGCAGGACAAGGGATATCCGCTTGGAACAAATCACTGAATTTTGAGATGATGGCATACACCCGACTCCTTGAACTCGTCCTCACGAAACGCGGAAAAGGAAACATCATTGTTGCCACTGGGAAATCTGATGAAGAGATCATGGCCTTGATCGAGAGTAAGATCCAACCCGACGACAGATTCGCAGAAAACGACTGGACCGAATTCGATTCATCCCAGAATAATGTGACACGGCAAATCCTTAGGCGTGCTCTTCGCGAAGTGGGTTGTCCCGCTCCCCTTCTTTCCGACTTCATGTCAATGCTCACCAACCGCTCTATTTGCGATGAGTTTCTCTCCCTTCGAGTAAACGACAAGAAAGACTCCGGCGCTCCTCACACTCTGGTTGACAACTGTCTCTTCAACATGTGTATCTGCCACGACATCATCAAGGATTATCGCACACTCTGGATCAAAGGCGATGACTCCATGGCTAACGGACGTTTTGTACGTTTTGACGCCATACTCATGGATGACTTCAGGAAGGAACAAGGCTTTAAACTCAAACCGAAGACCGGAGACTCTGCTTCTTTCGTTTCATTCCTTGTCAACCGCTTGGGTGTTGCATACGATCTCCCAAGAATCTCGGCCAAAGTACTCACCCGGAACTACTCTGATAAGAAAGATTTCAACAATTATCGTGATGCCGTGGGAGTCACCTTGCGCAATGTCAAAACCACAGCCGGACTCAACATGGTGGACGTGAACGCACTCCACTACCGCATGAACCAATCTGACATGGACGTACTCCTTTCCTTCCTCAAACGCTTCGCCGAAGGCGGAATCCCTTTTGAAAACACTGTCAAGATGGAATCCGCTCAACGATTCATCGAGAACAACTATGATCGCGCTACAAGGAAAACGGCGATCCGCAGCGTGAATGCCACCGAATTCCACCTCGGTAGTTTCTTCGATGATGCGCGGAAGAAGGAGATTAACCAGCGCAAGAAAATGCAACACACCATCAAGCCAATGTACAGCGACAGTCTCGCCCTCGGGATCATCGCTGACGTTCTATTTAGTTAATCTGTACTTATACGGTTATGTGGAATCCAAACCACACGAGGAATATACGGTTATATTGCGTACCTAACGCTCTTATTGCTCCTCTATATAGGGTATATTATCTAATCATGCCTAATTCCCGTAAACAGAAAGCTTCTGCCACGAAAGTGGTACAAGCCCTCAAGAAACTTTCCATCCGTAACAAACCAAAACGTCGGATCCCTCGACGCAGCCAACAAACAGTTTCGAGGAGACCTGCTCAACGCATTCCAAGCATACAGGCTCCATGTGTCATCAAGGATGTTGAGAGGATGACAACCATCTCAATTGCGCCTAGCGCCACAGCCGGCCAGCTGCTTTACAGTATCGCAGCGAATCCGATGGTTTGCCCGCGCTTGTCCGCGACGGCGAGTCAATTTGACTCGTGGTACGGAAATCTCTCTCTCGAAGTCGAAACGACCGGAAATGCTTTCTCTAAGGATTTCGTAGTCCTCAGGCATCTCGCCAACGGGGACCCTTCTCGAATCCCAACAGTCCCTGACGTCTTATTGAATCTTGCAGAAACTTCCGAACGCAGCGGTGAACAAGCGAGACTTCAACTCGATTGTAACCGTCGCGCTCGTGTCACAGCTATCTGGTCTGAATCTTACAACCCTCGGAAACCAATCATTGACGCAGATCCGACCGAATGCAACTTGGGACAATTCATTATTGTCGCCAATGGTTCCCCAGGTACAGACAGCGTATCTTTGGTGATACGCATGCGGTACCGGATCCACTTCTTCTCTCCGATCTACGAACCCTGGGTCTACGACGTTTCTAAGACCATAATTGGTGCTGGTGGCGCCATCTCCAACCTCAATCTTTTCGGCAACGCTCCACTCATGGCTGGATTAGGCTCAGAAACTGTGTCGGTTAACACCGTCACCTTTCCGAAAGTTGGGGATTACACCCTCGCGCTTTATGTCACTGGCTCTAGCATCATTGGAGGCCCGACTGTCACCTGGACTGGTAGTCCGAGTAACATCGTTAACTACGGGACCGTCTACACCACCAGTGCTGCCATATCCAACTGGAACTTCAGCATCAACACTCCAAACTCCACTGCAACATTCTTACAACCTGGAACCATCGTTAGTTCCCGGATGGAAATCAGTCCTAACTAGGTTTATCATTCAACATGTCTAAACCAACGAAATGCTATCACTGCGACTCTCGCGCGACCATTTCACACGTTTCCGATGGATTCAAGTACACCTATTGCTACAGGTGCTACGGAGAATCCCGGACCGCCCTCACTAACCACGTTAAAGTAGCAAAACCTTGACCCCTACGCACCAAAGGGTCATTGTAGTAGCGCACCACCGCTAGAACTCGAAATTAACAACTTCC